AAAGAAACAAGTCTTTGGATGTTGTTCAAAGGTATTTGTCTATTCATTACAGAATTCATGCAACAATGAATGTACTGAAAAAAAGAAATTCATGGATCAAAATCAAGGATAAGTTATGTTAAGAAACTTTGAAGAAGAAACTTGCAATTTGTCTGATGATGAATTGAAGATTGCACAATCAGTCATGAAAGGATTGAAGAAGTATGTTGGAAAGCCAAATGCAATTGCTGGATCAAAGATCTGTTCTGGATTCCACAACAACACCAAATTCAAATTGCAAGGTGTCAGACTTCGCAAAATTATAAACCATTTGAGAAATCAAGGTGAACCAATTTGTTCAAGTTCAAAAGGATATTATTATCCAGCAAGCAAGAAAGAAATAATTGACACATGTATTTCACTACAACAAAGAATTGACAGCCAAACAAAAATTATTCAACAATTAAGTCAAGCAATATGAGGTTAAGATTATCACACAAGCAAATGGTTTCAAACTGTGAAACACCAAAAGCAATTTGCATTGCATTCAACAGAGGTGATCTTTTATATTTACCAAAGAAAGTTTGTACTTATGAAGAAAACATCATTGAAAAAAATGGTTTGTACTGGACAACAGAATATGTTGTGAGCATTCCTACTTGGTTGATTGAACAAATGACAATGAATCAAAAAATAATTATCAATCTAATTAAAGATCAATGGAACAAAGAAAAGACTTCATCAACAGAATGCAATGGATGATTATAGAAATTAAACAAAGCAAACTTGATGATTCAAACATTCTTTCAATGATTGAATTTCAGCTGATGCAAAGAGAAAAGTCTTTGGTGAAAGACGTAAACAGAAAAGTCATTTGTGAAATGGAGAATCGTATTGGAAAGAGAATATCCAGCACTTATATAATATCCAAAGGAAATGAAAAGTTCTTGGATATTATTGATGACTTGTAAATTGTAACAAAATTATTACTATATTTGCATAAACCAAAACCAAAAACAATGTCAAGATTATTCAATCAATTTTTAGAAAGAGTCCATTCTGGAAATCCTTATGCAAGGGAACAAGAACTTTCAAATCAACTAAATGCAGAACACCAAGAATGGCATCATGAAAGACAGAAATGGCTTGATGGCAAAATCACATTATACAATGGTGGAACTGTTGAACAATGGGTTGCTTTAGGTAGACCAGCAAACGAAAACAAAACTTTATAAAATCAGAATCATGCAAGTAAAAAATTCAAAAGTATTAAGCAATCAAGCAAATGGATCTTTAGATCTTCAACATGGAACTTTCTTCAAGTTTGAAATCAGTTTTGAAGACGGAACTGTTGGTGAATACCTTTCAAAATCACAAGATGGTGGAAACAAGAATTTCCCAATTGGACAAGAAAAGGAATTTGAAGTGACTGAAAACAAATTTGGTAAAAAAATAAAGCCACATTTTGCACAAAAATCATTTGCACCACAACAAGCAAGTGGAACAAGTACGAATCCAGACATTCAAAGAATGATTGTGAAGCAGTCATCATTGAAAGTTGCATCAGATATTTGTATTGCAAACAAGAAGACAGACTTGAATACTATCTTCAAGACTGCAAATACAATTGTTGAATGGGTAATGGAAGACAAAGCTTCAGAAAAAACTGATGATGGTTTCACTTCCGTAAAAAAAGAAGAATTAAAAAAGTCAGATGACTTGCCATTTTAAGTATGAACTGGAGTCCTAAAAATAAAGCAGAACAATTGTTCAAGGAATTATTTGACACCAAGTCAAACATGGCAAATGAGCTTGGAATATCAAGACCAACAATTGACAGATATTTTGACAATCCAAATTTGTTAAATAGACACATCAAAAGAATTTCAAAATTGAAAAGAGTTTCAGAATTGAAATTGTACAAAGCAATAAACGAATAATGGAATATTCCTTCAACATAGATTATGCACAAGAATTTGGTGTGAGTGAAGCTATCATGATCAAGAACTTTCAATTCTGGATAAAAAAGAATTCAGCAAATAAAGATTCAAATCATGATGGCAGAACTTGGACATTTAATTCAGCAATTGCATTCAAGAAATTATTTCCTTTCTGGAGTACTGGACAAATAAACAGAACTTTAAATTCACTTGTTAGTCAAGAAGTCTTGATGGTTGGTAATTATAACAAGGCAAAATACGACAGAACTAAATGGTTTGCATTCATTGATGAAGCTTCATTTGTTGAAAACGACAAATGCACTTCACGAAAACAGAAAATGGATTTATCGAAATCGACAAATGCAATTGTTGAAATCAATCAACCTATACCAGATGTAAACACATATATAAACAAAGATGATAAACACATATATAAAATGTCTATCGACATTTACCACAAATTCTGTTTGTCACAATTAGATGCACCAGCAAAGATAGATGGAGTACAAGGTAAAGCAATGAAGACCATTTTAAGCTATTTAAAGACACTTTGTAAACAAAAGGGTAATGATAGTCAAGATGCAATCCTAAGTTCCTTAAAATACATATTTGGTAATTGGAACAAGCTTGAACCATTTCTTCAAAAGCAAATCAAATTGTCACAAATAAATTCTAATTTGGTGAACATTATTCAAGACTTAAAAAATGACACAAACAAAAACAACATTGCAGATGACATCCTTGCAAAATATAGATAGAAACATTCTTTCACCAGTCAATCCAAAATTCAACAGAAATATTCTGAAAATGAAGATGAATGATGTGGTTGAATTGCAATTGAATGATCCTCCAGTTTCATTGTATAAATCATACAAAGAGAATGAAGAAAAAACAGTTGATATTTTGATGCTGATGATGTTGAAATTTCAAGACTTCTTCAATTGCAAATCAAAAATGAATAGGGAACAAGTTGAAGAAACAGCTTTCTTGATAATAGAAAAACACAGAGGCTTGAATTTTGTTGACATTGGAATGTGTTTGAAGCTTGCAAAGATGCAAGAAAAGATTTATGACAGAATAGATGGTGGAATGATTTTGGGTTGGCTTGATTTGTACGATAAAACAAAAACAAACTTAATTGTTCTGGAAAGACAAAAACAAAAGACAAAGCAAGAATCAGAATGGTCGGCACTTGGAGAAAGAACAAGTCAATTATCACTTAAAGATTGGATGAGGCAATGAAAAAACAGAAAGAACAACAACTTCAGAAAGCAATTGTGAAATACATGAAGTTGAAACATAAAGATGTATTCATGAATGGATCACTTGGTGGAATTTATATTGCCAAAGCAAGACACAGAGATTACAAATCAAAAGGATATACTTCTGGATTTCCAGACTTATTTATCTATTCACCAAGAATAATTGATGGCAAAATCAAACATGGACTTGCCATTGAATTAAAGATCAAAGGTAATTATCCAACAGAAGCACAAAAGAATGTTCTTTCAAAATTAGATATAAATGACTATATTGCAGTCGTTTGTACTGGGATTGATCATACTATTGAAACAATTGAATGGTATCTTTCTTGCACAATTCCAGAATCAAACGTGAACTATACAATTACAGAATGAAAAATCAATGGCATCCTATTGAATGGATCTACAAAGACTATAAATATTTTCTTGGATTTGCAATAAAACAAACCAAAGACAAGGACTTATCAGAAGACTTAGTTCAAGAAACATTTCTTCAATTGATGACCATGAACCAACACAAACTTCTTATCATCATAGATTCTGGAAAGATAAAAACATACATCTGCAAGATCATGATGGTAAAATTCTATTCAACAAAATCACAATTCAATAAAAAGATGGTGCAATACAAGAAAAAGAAAATCAATTCTGATGATTCCTTCCTTGAACATCTTGCAAACAAAAGAATAGAAAACAATTCAAATGATCATGTTGAAATGATGAATGAAAAGATTGATGATTGTTTAAACACATTTGATGAATATGACAGAAAGTTGTTTCAATTATACTATGAAACTGGTCTTTCAATCAGAAGACTATCAGAAGAAACTGGAATCACTTTCAAAAGTATTCAATACACAATTGACAAAGTAAAAAACAACATAAAGAAATTAATATGATTCCATTCAAAGCAGACAAAGAACTTGCACAGAAAAGAATTGCCATTTGTGAAGCTTGTAAACACTTCAGAAAAAGAACCAGAACTTGTGGAACAGCTATCAAAGGAAACAAGGTTGGTGACAAAAGAACTTGTGGATGTTTCATGGATGCGAAGACAAAAATATCTTTCAGTACATGTCCATTTTCTTTCTGGAATGACTTACAAGTCACAGAGAATGATTATCTTGCAATAAAGAAATTGCTTGAAGAAGTAAAACACACTATCAATCCAGATCAAAAAGATGTCTTATATGATATGCAAAGAAAATATTTTGGAGGAAACACCAAAACCAGCAATTGTGTACCATGTTTAAAATCTGCATTGAAAGAAATGAATCAAATTGTTGAAGAATATGAAAAGTAATGTTCCAAAATACTACACAGATCAATCAATCAAAGATAAAATTGATAGTTTGCTTCAAACAAATGCAACAAATATTTCAGCACTTGGAACAAAATCAAGTCAAGACTTAGGTGAAAAACAAACAAAGTCAGATTGGAAGCACATTGAAAGAGAAATCAAGAAGATTGATCCATTTTTTTATGACATTATAAGAAAGCAAGATGACTAAATTAGTTATTCCAGTAGGTGTTGAATCAATTGCAACAAGACAAGATTCATCTGTAAAGATAGTTCTTTCAACTTATGAACTGGACACGGACAGAGCTGTCAAATTATTCAATCTAAGAAAGACTGAATGCTTAATGTACTTATCAAGTGATAACATATCACAAGAAGAATTGGATGCTTTAGATGGCTTCAAATTAGAATCAGAAAAGAATGATGGAAAGACACCATCACAAAGACTAAGATCAGTCTTGTATATTTACTGGAAACAACACAAGCAGAAAGAAATTGAATTTGATATTTTTTATCTTAGGTACATGAACAATCTAATTGATAAGATCAAAGACAAACTGGAATGAAGAAACACACAAAGATATACATGGATTTCTTCAGTTATTTTGGTGATGAATTTATTCCTTGTGAAATGTGTGGAAAGAAAGCTGTGGACATTCATCATATACAACCAAGACAATCTGGTGGATCAAAACTAAAAGACACAATTGAAAATTTAATGGCAGTTTGCAGAAAGTGTCATATTCATTACGGAGATAAAGAACAGTTTAAAAAATTACTTCATGAAAGACACAGAGAAAGAATGGCAAGGTGATGATCTGAAACAGCATTACGCAATGATGAAGATTGAACCATTGGATTACATCATATCAAACAAGATTGATTTTTGTGAGGGTAATGTAATCAAGTATGTTTCAAGACATCAATCAAAGAATGGTGCTGATGACATAAAGAAAGCAATTCACTACTTAAGAATAATACTTCAAACAAGATACAATGAATAAAGATCCAAAAGAAGACAATGACAAACTGAATGATTCATTTGATGACTTCTTGAAAGACTTATCTGACAGAGATCAACCAGATGTTTGTGATATAAATGATGAAGATTGTGAAGCTTGTGGATCGTAGATGTATTCTGGAAGCTGATGGAAAGAAATTCATCACAACAATAGACAAAGAGGTCAAACAAATATTCATCAATAAAGATGGTTTTGTAGTTGCTGACAATATGCTGATGATGTTTGGAATATCAGACAACAGAAAGAACTACAAATTGGACAAATACTTTAAAACAGAAGAATGGAAAAACAAGAAGAAGTGATCAGAACAAAAGATGGTAAAGTTGATGTTCTTGCACAAATAGCAGAAACATTCAAAGGACAACCAGAAGTGATTGAATATGTTCAAGACATGGCAAGGGGGTATGCACTTCAGAAATCAATCCAATCAATTGAAAGTGTATTCAAATTCTTAAACAATAAAAAGTCAAATCTGAAAGGATCAATAAGCATCAAGACTTTTATTCCACAAGAACTTGCACCAAAGATTTATGATAAAGTGACACCAATTGACACAAATTAAGATGATAAATATTTACGCAGTCATTATTGGGTTCGTCATTCTTGTTTCTTATGTATACTATTATTCATTAATAAACAAAGAGTAATGCCATTTGAAAAGGGAAATCAGTTAGCTGGTAATCGGAAAGGGATTCCAAACAAGTCAACACAAGAAATCAGAAATGCTTTCCAATTGTTGGTTGAAAGCAATCTGGACAATATGAAAATATGGTTGTCTGATGTTGCTTCTGAAGATCCAGAAAGAGCATTGGAGATCATTCTAAAGATGTCAGAATACATTGTTCCAAAACTATCAAGAACAGAAATCAAAGCTGATGTGACTGACAAATCAATCATCATCAACTTAAAACCATTGGATGTCAAAGCAAATTGATATTGATTTATTTCCTCGTCAAGTAGAATGTTTCAAATACTTGGAAGATAAAACCACAACAGAAGTTCTGTTTGGTGGTGGTGCTGGTGGATCAAAAACCTTTACTGGTTGTCTTTGGCAAATACAAAGAAGACTTCAATATGCTGGAACAAGAAGTGTGATTGGAAGAAGTAAATTGAAGAATCTGAAAGCAACAACATTGAACACTTTCTTTGAAGTGGCACAAGACTTTTGTGGATTAAAACCAAAAGAACATTTCAATTACAATGCACAAGATTCAACCATCACTTTCTTCAATGATTCAATAATATATTTGAAAGACTTGTTCTTATATCCATCAGATCCAGACTTCACTTCATTAGGTGGTTTAGAAATCACGGACTGTTTTGTTGATGAATGTGCCGAGGTGTCACAGAAAGCAATCAACATTCTAAATTCAAGGATAAGATACAAGCTGGATAAGTTTGATTTGATTCCAAAAACATTGATGACTTGCAATCCAACAAAAACATGGTTGTATTCTGAATTCTATAAACCATCAAAAGAAAACAGAATGCCAGATCACAGACAATTCATTCAATCACTTGTGACAGACAATTCTGCAATATCTGAACATTATATCAAGCAACTTGAAAAACTGGATAAGGTGTCAAGACAAAGACTTCTTCTTGGTGATTGGGAATACAATGAAGACGATGCACTTTTATTTGATTATGATTCAATTCATGATATGTTCACCAATACAATTGATGGTGGATTAAAATTCATCACTTGTGATGTTGCAAGATTTGGAGCAGACAAGACAGTCATTATTCTTTGGAATGGTTTGACAGCTGAAAAGATCACTTCTATGGACACATCTTCTGTTGTTGATACAATAGATGCAATTAAAACAATGGCAATTCAGAACAGCGTTCAAAGGTCACACATCATTGTTGATGAAGATGGTGTTGGTGGTGGTGTGAAAGATGGTGTTTCTGGATGCAAAGGATTTGTCAATGGATCAAAAGCATTGAAATCAGAAAACTTCCAGAACTTAAAAACACAATGCTATTTTAAACTTGGTGAAATGGTGAACAATGGAAAGGTGGCAATCAAAGACACCAGACACAAACAGACTATCCTTGAAGAACTTGAAATCATCAAGCGTGACAAATTAGATAAGGACACACAGAAGCTTTCTATTGTACCAAAAGACACCATGAAATCATTGCTTGGTAGATCACCAGATTATGCTGATGCTTTAATGATGCGAATGTGGTATGAAGTAAAAGGAAACTATGGAGTGTACGAATTCTAAAAGGAAATAAATTAAAAAACACCTTTAAACTTTACAATGAACAAAACATTTGAAATATCAATTCCAACTGAATGGTCTGAAATAAGCATCAGAACTTATGCTAACTACATAAACAGCATGAAAGATCTGGAGGACCATCATGAAATTGCAGTACAAACCATTTCAACACTTTGCAATATTAATGCTGAAGTTGTTGAAGTGATGAAGTTGTCAGATTTGCAAAAGATTCAAAAGAATCTGCACAAGCTAATCAGCAAACCAGTCAACAAAAAGATCATAAACAAAATTGAGATTGATGGGGAAATCTATGGATGGCATCCTAAAATTGACGAAATGACTTTGGGTGAATTTGTGGATCTTGAAACTTATGCAAAAGACAATGACATTGCAAAAATGATGTCAGTACTATACAGACCAATTATCAAGGAAGACGGAAACAGATATGATGTTGATCCATACGATTCTGATGTGCATTCATTAAATGATGTTAAATTCAGAAATCTTTCTATTGACATAGGAAATGCAATTGCTGTTTTTTTTTGGAATTTCGGAACAGAACTACAAAACAATTTCCTTCTGTCTTCAAACAAGGTGGAAAAAAATCAGTAGCAAGTGGATATGGATGGTTCAGTGTAATTGATGGATTGACAAATGGTGACATATTAAAGTTCGATCAAATCACAAGACTTCCATTAATGTTCTGTTTGACAAAACTTTCACTTGAAGCAGACAAGTCAACAGAAAGAGAAAAGGAAATGAGAAAGAAACAAAGATCAAGATGATAACATACAAAGCCATTATTCAATATTTTGATGTGATTGCTGATAGGCATCAACAAATACAGTCTTTCACTTATGGTGAAATAGACTTGTTTGACAAAGATAAATTCACAGAATATCCAGCACTTCATTTGACACCAACTGGAACTTCAATTGATGATCAGACAATCACATATGGATTTGATGTTGTTGTATTTGACAGATATAATGTTGCATCTAATAAGATGAGAAATGAAGCAACTTGTCTTTCTGATGCACTGCTTATATTACAAGACTTATGCAAAGAACTTACAGAAGGAAAGTATTTCATAAATGAAGACACAAACATATCAATGCAGTTGCCAATTTTAGCAACACCATTCATTGATACAGAACCAGACAATTGTTCTGGATGGGCAACATCATTTGAAGTGATCACACCTAATGAATCGACAGCTTGTAATATTCCGTATTTCAATACTGAACAACAATTTTCATTGGATTATATCTTGCCAGATGGAGTGTTTCCATTTCTTGCTTGGTATTCAAGGGAACAAATTCATTCATTCACTACTATTGTTGCAAATCAAGTCACAGAATTAAGACCAGTTGTTGATACATTAACTGGTAATGATGCGCTGAACAAGACTGGTCAGAATGTTCTTTGGTCACCAGTAAAAAATGGATTCAGATTCTTAGACACATCATTTACTGAAACATGTAGTTTGTCACATATTCCAACAAATGAAACAGAAAATACTTTCATTATAACAATTAAAGACTTTGGAAGATTTAGTGATGGAACTTCACCAAATGTGATTGGTTTCTTTGGTGATGTTGAAACATTTACAGAGGGATTGAATATATTCATCAATTCAAGTGGTGAAATTCAAGTTACAAATATTGCAACAACAAACTTTGTAAAATCACCATTTCCAATTTGTCCAACAAATGGAACTAATTCAAGCACACAACACAAAAGGAAAGAACCATATACTTTTGCAATTAGAGTTTTTCCAAGTGGTGTTCAACTGTATTATGACATGAATGAATCAGTTGTTCTTTTAAATGAATCAATAGACATTGCAAATAAGAAGTTTGGTTTAGGATCACCAACACAAGTGAATAAGTGTGATTTCATTCTAAATGAATATGTTTATACAAACAATTTAGCTGGTGGTAATTTAGCCAAAACAATGGAGTGGATGAATTACAGATGATAGGATCAACAAAACAACAAATGGATCTCTTTGGTGCAAGGGTTGTCAAACTTGCAAGAATCAATCTTGGTGCTTCCAAAATGATTGATGGAAAGAAGCGTGTGACAAATTCAACTGGTGATCTGTCCAAGTCCTTATCTTATAGGGTGAAGCAGAAAAGAACTGCATCTGGACAATTTAGTTCTGGTTTTGATGTGGAATTCTTATCTTCTGAAATATATGCACCTTTCATTGAACAAGGTGTGAAAGGATCTGAAAGTGTAAAACAATCAGCAAAGAATTCACCATTTCAATTCAAAGGAAGAAACATTCCACAACTTGCAATGATGAAATGGATTGAAAAGAAACCTATCAAACTGCGTGACATGGGGACTGGACAATTTTCAAAGAACACAAAGACAGCAAAGAAAACACTTGCTTTTCTACTTGGAAGAAGCATTGCAACAAAAGGAATTGGAGCAAGACATTATTACAAAGACGCAGTTGAAATGGCTATTCCAAAAGACGGAACTGATGTTGCACTTGCAATGGCAAATGATTACATTAAGCAAATTATTAAAGAAATTAAACTGAATTAAGATGGCATTGACAATAGTAATAAATGATCAGTTCTTCAACATATCAACTGGAAGAAATCTTGCCTATCTGACAACAAGCACAACTGGTGTTTATAAGTTCAGATATTTAATGGAACTTACATACAAAATTGAGGGATTATTGACACCAGTAACAAAGACAATATCTTTCACACAGCAACAGAATCAAGATGGACAAGCAGTCTTCAATTTGTCTGAAATATACAAGTCAATTGTCACACCACAAATTTCACCATCATTGGATGGAAATGCACCATTATCAATCACACCATCATACAAGACAAACATTCATACATTGCCATACAGAAATGATGTAAATCAAAAGATGTATTCAGTTGGAATTCTTGAAACTTCTGGAGGGTTTGAATCTTTCAGAGGTGTTGCAAATGTAATGAATTTGAAGTTCTTTGAAATGTATGCAACAACACCAGATGGAATTCCAGTCAAAAAAACTGATGGAACTGGTTTGGATTCAAAAACAATCTTTATGTTTTGGGGACGAGGTCAAGAAGATGAGGGTTCAAAAATTGACTTTTCAGATTACAAATTGATTAATGACACAGCAAAACTTCTGTCTTCAAATTATGAATTCAGAACAGATGGTATAAAAGGATCAAGATACACAACAAGATTAGGTTTTGATGAATATCATACAATTGCATTCTTGAATAGAAATGCAATCAATACATCAGCACAACCTTATAGAATTCGTGCTTTTTTTTATGATTCAAGTGGTTCACAGATTGGTGATTTAAGAATGAACAATACAACTGCATCTGGTGGACAATATAATGCAACTGCATCAGCAAATACAAATGAATCTTTTTATCTTTATGCTGGAATTGGATTGGCAAATATGACTAATATATCAATAGTATCTGGAGGTGCATATGGTGGTGATATTCCAGTCAATGGAATGATTGGAACAGACAAGATTGCTTATTATGCTGTTTATATTGAAGCATCAAATGGAGTGAAGATGTCAGAAAGATATGACTTTGAAATTATTGAATATTGTTCAAGATATGAGCAGAACAGACTTTCATACATGAATAGATTTGGTGCATGGGAATACATAACTTTGAACAAAGAAAAGACTGAAGAATTGCAAGTCAAAAGGGAATACATTACTAAGCCAGTATATAATCAATCAACTGGATTGGCTACTTTCAGCAATACACTTATTGATTCAGCTTATCCATTAGATGTTGCAAAGCAAGGAATGATGACAACTTCTGTCAATCCAACAGAATCATTCATACTATTCACAGACAATCTTAAAGATTACCAGATTGAACAAATCAAAGACATGATGATGTCACCACAAATTCATTTACTTGATGGAGATAATGCCAAAGCACTTATTCTTGAAAAGACAACAATGAAATTAAAAGGTGAAAAGAATACTGGTTTATATGAATATGAACTAAAATTCAAATATGCAAATCCTAAATTTAGCACAACATAGATGGCTACACAAATAAGAGTTGAAACACAAGATGATTCAAGGGTTGTTTATTTAGATCTGTCTGGTGATCAACCAATGACAGCGAATTACCAATTCAAAGACATTCAAGACTTCAAATCAAACAAAGGAAATCATACATTCAATTTCCGTATTCCATCAACACCAAACAATGATGTGTTCTTTGGTGACTATTTTGAGGTGACACAGTTTGGAAATTACAATACAAAAATAAAGGTTCAAGCAACAATCACAAAAGATTCACTTGAAGTGTTTGAAGGGTATCTTCAACTGACAAATGTATTTGTTTCAAACGATGTTACACACCATTACGAATGTGTAGTATTCAGTTCTGTTTCTTCACTTGGTCAAGTTTTAACTGGTAAGTACTTGTCAGAATTTGACTTTAGTGAATACGATCATGATATGAATTTTTATTCGGTGACTTCTTCAATGAACAGAGATGTGACACCTTTATTAAATGGTGACATTGTTTATTCAATGTACGATTATAGTGGAGCAATGTTTGGTGGAAATGTGTCTGGATCAATATCAAATTCCAACAATCCATTGTCAGTCTTTAATTTAAAGCCACAAATAAGAATAAATAAAGTATTTAATAAAATACTTCTTGAATCTGGTTTCACTTATGAATCATCTTTTATTGATACAGAATTAAACGATGTATATTTAGATCTAAATTCTGGATCAAATAATTCATTGACTGAAATGAATGAAAGTTTCTATGAAGTAAATTTGACAGCTTCTGGATCACAGACATTTCTTGCAACAAATGGCTATCATAAAATAATACACAACAATACAAGTGGAAATAATTACACAAACAATTCTGGTGATTATAATGAAACAACTGGAATCTATTCACCATCAAACTTCTGGTCTGTAACTGCTATTAATATAAGTATTAACTTATCACAACCAGCATCATTGGATGGTACACTTGTTCGAATTGTATTATATGACATCACAAACAATGAAGCAGTTATCACTGGATTCCCATTGGATATTGTCCAAGTAGTTGATTTTGCATTGGCAATTTCATTTGAAACTTATTTTTTAAATGTTAACAATGAATATGAGATCAGATGTCTTGTAACAGATTCACAGAATGAAAGCGCAACAATTACGGTGCAATCTGGTATTGTTCAATTTATTCCATTACCACAAACTTATTCTATTGATGTAGATGGAACACCAACACCAACAACTGGAATACTTGGTTTTGATGTTGCA